TCGGCCAGCGAGTAACCGCCAGCGTCGAAGGGATTGCGGACGAGGGTCATGGTGGGGCTCCGGGGGAATGAGGGGGATCAGACGCCGTCGCGCGCGACAATGCCTGCGGCGGCCAGCTGGCCGATCTTGGTGGTGATCTTCGCTGCGTCATCGACGGTGGCGTCGTAGGCGAGGCCCGCGCGCGAGACGATTGCGGGGCCACGGGCGACGACGATGCCGGTGGCGTCCGCGAGGGTCGCGTCCACAGCGTAGAGGAGAACAGCCGAGGCAGTCTGGGCGCCATCGGTGCCGCCACTGGTGGCCAGCTTGTATTTGCCGCTGGCGGTGATGCGGCCGAGGACAGCGCCCACGGGATAGGCTGACCCCGCGAGCAGCGTCACCACCTCGCGGGTGTAGTTCGGGTTGACCTCATATTTGAGGACGTCGCCCATGCTGGGCGGTTCCGTCAGGACGGGCATGGTTCAGTCTCCACGATGTTGGGGGATGGTTAGGCGGGGCGAGGGCACCGCGACGAATGCCGCCGGTGGCAAGCGCCAATGTCAGCGCGAGGCGGCGGCCGATTTCTTCGCGGCCGCCACAATAGGGCTTTCCTTGGTGCCAGCCGCGGGGGCGGTAGCGATGATGCCCGCAGCATCGCTGCGGGCGGCCAGATCGGCCAGGACCTTGGCGCGCAGCGCTTCCGGCTTCACGCCCTTGGCCACTGCATCGGCGGCATCGATCTGGACGCCGAGCCGGGCGGCCTGTGCGCAGACCTGCGCAACCTCTGCCGCCTCGGCGCGGATGGCCTCGACGCAGGGCGTCGCCGCCGACTGCGGCGGCGCGACTGCCGCGGGCGGGGCCGGTTCCGGCGGGGGGCTGGCAGCAGGCTGCGCATGATCTTCGGGGGCAGTGGTCATCATCGGGCCCTTTCCTCTGGGGGTGGATGTGCCGCGGGGTGCGGCGGCGAAAGCGCGGAAGGCGGTGACGGGATCGGCCACCTCGTCGGCAAGACCGGCAAAGACCGCCGCCTCGCCGCGGAAGACGGCGGCCTCGGTGCCCAGCGCGCGTTGAGTATCCAGGCGCCGTCCGCGCCCTTCGGCGACGGTTTCGGCGAAGAGCTGGCGCAGGTCTTCCAACTCGCCCGCGATCCGGTCGCGGACGGCCTCGGGCAGGGGCTGGTAAGGGTTCGCATCGACCTTGCGCGCGCCTGCGTGGATCAGCGTGACGGCGATTCCCTTCTGATCGAGCGCCCCGCTCATGTCGCTGTGCATGGCCACGACACCGATGCTGCCGACCGCTCCGGTGCGGGGCAGGATGATCCGGTCGGCCTGCGAAGCCAGCGCATAGGCGGCCGAGAGGGCGTGATCGGCGACGAAGGCATGGATGGGTTTCACCTGACGCGCGGCGCGGAGGTGATCCGCCAGATCGAAGGCCCCGGCAACCTCGCCACCGAAGCTGTCGATGTCGAGGGCTATGCCGCGGATCGCCGGGTCGGCGAGGGCAGCCTGAAGCTGCACCGCGATCCCCTCATAGGAGGTCAGACCGGAGGATTGCCCGATCCAGGCGCCGCGATGGACCAACGTGCCAGCGATCTCGATGACGGCGATCCCGTCCACCACAGCGAAGGGCTGACCACCATTCCGTGCCTGGCGGTTGGTCAGATCCTCACCGAACAACGACGCCCGGACGGACAGGCTGGCGGCCTCCTGTGCTTCGGCGGCGATTTCGACCCCCTCGACACTGATTTCTCTGCCGGTGATCCGCGGACCAAGCCCGGTCAGGAAGGCCAGCGCCTTGGCGGGATCGACCATCAAGGGCGTGTTGAAGACGCGCTGGGCGATCTGAGTGTGGTGCATCATGCGTCCTCCGCGGGCCGGGCTTCCCGGTCTCCGCCATCCTCTTGCTGATTGCCTTCCTCCTGCTGATCTTCCTGCTGGCCCTCAGCGTTGCCTTGCCCCGCGCCGCCACCGGCCGCCTGCGCGGGGGACCCCGGCCGCCGGAAGTCGAGACCAAGCGCGGCCTCGCGCTTGCGTTCGGCGGCGATTTCCCGGTCGACCTGCTCTGCGTCGTATCCCCGCTCGGCGATGGCTTGCGTCCGGGACTTGAGACCCGCCTCGATCTGCAGGATCTCCGCCGCGGCATCCTTGGCCGGGTCGATCCAGTCCCATTTCGTGGGGAGCCAGTCGCAGGCGAGGTACTGCCGCCGGTCCGTGGCAAAGCCCGGCAGATCGATGGCGCCCCCCAGCACCGCCATGTCCATCCAGCGCGTCCAGACCGCCCGGCAGAGCTGATAGACCATGACCGAATGCTGGAAGGCCGAGATGCGGCGCCGGAAGTCGACCAGCGCGATCCGCGTGTTCGAGAAGTTCCCCTTGGCGGTGTCGCCGGTCAGATACCCGTAGGGCACGCCCAGCGCGGCTCCGATCTGCAGAAGCGTGCGGTACTGGAAGGGTTCATAGGTGCTGCCCGAGTCCGGGGTGGATGGCGTGGTCACATCCTCGCCGGGGTCCAGCCGCACCACCTGGCCGGGTTCCACCTCCAGATCGTCCTCGGCGGGATCGAGGGCCGTTTCTGGCGCTGGCGACGTGATGAACATCGCGAACATCGCCGCGGTCTTCTTCCGCTCCAGTTCGGCGTCGTCGTAGAGATCGAGGGTGAAGAGCTTCACCACGGCCGCGGCAAAGCGCGATACGCCGCGCAGCTGGCCTGCCTCAACCGGGTCGAGGATGTGGATCACCTCGGACGCGGGCACGCGGACGGTTTCGCCCGCCAGCCCCGGATCGGTCATGTCGCCCGGATGGCGGCGAAGGAAGTGATAGGCCACCCGCCGCCCGAGGCCGTTGAATTCGATGCCCTGCCGGATCGATCCCGCGCCGGGCAGGACGCGGGTCATGTCCTGGGGCAGCATCTCCGAGGGCAGCATCTGCAGCTGCATCGGCACCGTGAGACTATCTTCGGGACGCCGGGTGCGGATGCGCAGGAACACCTCGCCCGCCAGAAACACTTCGCGCGCGGCCCGGCGCTGCAGGCCGAAGAAGTCGGTCAGTCCCTCGGCATCCGCCTCGTCGGTCCAGGCGAGCCAGAGTTTCTGCAACTCCTCCTTCTTTGCGGCATCGGCGATCTTCGACGAGGGCTTGATCCCGTCACCGACGACGTGGTTCGCGAAGGCATCGACGGCATTCGCGGCATAGCCGTTGTTCCGGACCAGCCAGCGCGCGCGGGCGGTGATGGTCTCGCCCGAGGCGGCGATCAGCGTGTTCACATGCGCACGGGTGGCGCGGAATCCGCGCATGCGGCGGTGGGACTGCGCGGCGTCAAACCCGCCGATGATGCTGCCGAGCCGCGCACGGAAGGCGTCGAGCACCATGGTCACAGACCCTTCGTGGCCACGGTGCCCCACCGGCGGCGACGCGGGGTGGCCGAGGCGGCGGCGATCCGGGCTTCCAGATCCCTGATCGCCGCCGCCAGTTCGGCGTCCGAGCCATAGGTCACGGTCTTGCCGTCATAGCTGACGCTGCGCAGCCCGGCGAAGCGGGCTTCCTGCAATGCCGTGAGCAGGGCCTGCATACGTTCCAGGTCCATCAGTCCCTCATGAAGTTCGGGGTGTAAGCCCGCCGTTTCCGGCGTGGCGTGGTCAGGGTTCCGGCCTTGGGCTGGGCCGGGTCTTGTGTGGTTTCGGCCGCCACGGCCGCGGGCAAGCGCGTTTCAACGCCCGCCTGCGCCTCAAGCCGCCGCCAGGTGGCCTCGTCCCACCGGTCGGCGCCGAGGATCCACGCCGCCGCGCGGGCGTATACCCGGCAGTCCAGCGCCTCGTTCCGCTCGCGCATCTTCTGCCATTCCTGATGGGCATAGCCGCGCTTGTTGCGGATCGTGACCAACTGCTCGGCCACCAGCTGCTTCAGCCATTCGGTGTCGGCCCAGCCTGGGATGTGCACTGTCCCCGGCGCATCGAGGACGCCCATCGCCCGGTCTTCGTCCGAGGGGCGTTCGATCCGCAGGAACCGGTAGGTTTCCGCCTTGAACGTCGCCGTTGCCACCGACCAGAGCCTAGCGCCGCGGCGCAGCCGTTTGCCGCCGATGGTCGCATCGACATAGGTCGGGCCAGAGACCGGCGCGGCCCGGTTGAAGCCCTCAAGGCCCTTCAGGGGTGCGACCTGTTCGAACCCGACCTTGCGCGACCAGGCATAGACCGCAGCAGCCTCGTAACCGGTATCAATGCCGAGCCGCGCCACGGTCATGAAGGCGCCGTTGGCATGTTGCCAGGACCGGCCGAGAAGGCCGGTCAGCTTGTCCCAGGCAGCCGGATCGTCAGGCCCGCCCGGAATGACGATGTGATCGACGAGCCAGGACTCCAGGCCTCGGCCCCAGGCCCAGATGTCGACCTCGATCCGGTCCTTCTGCACATCGGCCCCGGCCGTCAGGAACAGCCCCGGCATCGGCACGGTGCCCGGCTTCCAGACCTCGCGCCGATCAGCCAGCCGCTGCCATTCCGGCGCATCCCCGCTTTCGACCCATGTCTCGCCCAAGAGCGTGTTGCGCGCTGCGCGCAGCGTCTCGTCCGACCCTTGGGCCGCCAGCCATTCCCGCGCGACGTCGGACCAGCTTTTCCAGCCCAAGGGCGAATAGAGCGCCGAGAGGTGGAAGCCGATGGCCTTCGGATCCCTGGAGACCGCTGTTGCTCGCCATTCGCCGCGGGCGAGCATCTCGGTCTTGTGGTGCTCGGCGATGGGACGCTCGCAACCCTCGCAGTGATAGGCCGCCGTTTCCGGCTTCCCCTTCGCCCAGCGCAGCCGCTCGAACTGCAGCCACTGCATCGCCCCGCAATGCGGGCAGGGCACGAAGTAGCGCCGCTGATCGGACGCCTCGAACTCGCGCTCGATGCGCGACAGCCCCCGGATCGTGGGGGTCGACACCATGAACACCTTGCGCCGGTGCGAGAAGGTGGTGGTCCGGGCTTCTGCCAGCGTGACCGGATCGCCTTCCTCGTCGGCCGAGGCCGGATAGGCGTCGACCTCGTCCAGAAACACATAGCGCGCGGGCATCGACCGCAGGCCGGTGGCGGAATTTGCGCCGGTCAGCACCAGAATGCCGCCGGGGAATTCCTTCGACAGCATCGAATTCCCGGCATCGCGCGACCGGGCCGGGTTCACCCGCTCGCGCAGCGCCGGGCTATCCGCGATCAGCGGGTCCAAACGCCCCCGCGAGGTGCGCTTCGCCAGTTCCAGGCTCGGCAGCACCGCCAGCATCGGCCCCGGCGCGTGATGGATCACGAAACCGATCCAGTTGTTGCCCGCCTCGGTCGCGCCGACCTGCGCGGCCTTCATGAAGGTGATGCGTTGGGCGGGATGGCCGGGCGACAACGCATCCATGATCTCGCGCAGGTAAGGGGCCCGGGCTGTGCGATAGCGCCCCGGCTCGGCCGCGCCCCGCGACGACAGCCAGCGATGCTGATCCGCCCATTCCGACACGGTCAGGTTCGGATCGGGCCGCATCCCCTGCCGCCAGACCCGGAGCAGGTCGTCAGCGCCGTCGAAGCCGAGGTCGAGGTCGGCCGTCAGATCATTGTCGGCCAGATCATCGTCACCCGAGGGAAACCCGGAGGTCGGCGAGGGCGTCGAGCTGTTCGCGGACATGGGCTTCCAGCACCCTCTGCATGATCGCGGTCTCGATCGTCACCGATGCCCCGGATTGCCGTTCCACCTCCGCCATGATCTGCGCCGCCATGAGCGCTGCCACCCGTCCGGGCCAAGTCACCCAGACATCTCGTTCCTGAC